CCGATCGGCAATGCCCCACGGCTCGAAGCCCAGGATGCTGATCGCCTCTTCGGGGTTCTCGAGGAGCCTGACGAACTCGGTCTCAGACTGCGCCAGCCAGTTTCTCTCCCGCGTCGCCCGCTGTATCGGGTTCAGATCCGGGTGAGCTCGGATGCTCTCGAGGCCGTCCGCCGTGATCTCGGCAAACGCCTGGTCGCGGTCAGCTCGAGCCTGGGGGCTGGCGTCCACATCGATGGCGGCAGCCCCGCCGATGCGTGGCAGAAGGTTGTTGTTGATGGCGTCGGTGAGCAGCTGGTCGGCGTACCGGGTCTGCTCGACGCGCTCGAACTCATAGCCGCCGGCATAGATGTTCCTGAAGTCTCTATAGAGTTCGGCCTCAGCTGCCGGCTGGAAGTGCTCGGGAAGAGTGGAGTGGAACGCCTTGACGCGCTGGCGATAGCTCTCGGCGTAGGAGGCGGCAAACCCAGCAGCCTCGCCGGGTGCCATGTTCTCCATCGCCGCGATGTAGGCCTGGCTCTCCTCGAACTGGAATACGCGGAGGCGGCTCTGCGCCTCGTAGGTTTCCATCTCCTCGTTTTTCTTGGCGACCGAGACGGCTGCGTTCTGGATCCCAGCGCCAAGCTGCGATAGCCCGCGCCCCAGAGCATCGATGCCCCGCTCACGCGCTGTGGTGTCTTCTCGAGCGATAGCCCGGCCACTACGAGCCGAGGGGATGTCGCCAAAGGATGAAGGTCCGGGAAGAGCTGGCATTACTTAAGGAACCCCGTAGGTTCAGGAGTGGAAACCAAACCAAACCCACCACCACCGAAGTTGGCCGCAAACGAGGCGGCATTCCCAACCGCGCTTCCGATGCCGCCCAGGATCGTGCCGAAGGCGGCTGCCTTGGATCCACTGAGAGCCGCTCGTCCAGCAGCTCGTCGCACCGCAGCCTGACCGTGAAGACCCTTGCCGCGCTCGATGCCGCCGTAGAGAGCCAGGTTCCGACGATACCGCCCGAGCCGAGCAACTTCAGTCCGTAGCCTGACGTTGGTGTCGCCACCGGCGCCGCTCGCACCCTGAAGGGCAAGAGCCCGGCCCTGGAGCATCTCAGTCTCCCGGTCGATCTCGAAGCCCTGCCGTTGGGCAGCTGCAACTTCCTCGCCGGCAGCGCGCTCGAGTTGGACAGCCTCCAGCTCTGCAGCTGCGGCCTCCTTCTCTCCCGCGTCCTTCTCGGCCTTGGCGGAGACGATGGTCCCGACGATCGACGCCGCCGTCCCTACTGCCATTAGAACTGTCGGCATATCAGCACCGTTTCTTCTCTATCTACGGGTTCAAAGCCAAGCCGCTTCAACCACTTCTTCGCGGTTGGCGTCTGGCCCTGGTTCGACATGATGTACTTGCAGCCACGCTCCTGAGCCTCCTTGAGGATCTTCAGCGCCGTCTTGTGCAGCTGGATAGGGAAGCGCCGCACCACTTCGTCCTTGACGTCCATGAACGCCACGGTCTCTCCGCCCATGTAGGCGATGCCGCCGATAGCGATCACCGCTCCATCGAGCTCTGCCGCCCAGGCCTGGACCGTGTAAGGCACAGACCCAACGACATCGATGATGTCTTGTTTGGTTGCTGGCCTAACCGTTGGTCTCGAGGTCAAGGATCACAGCCTTCACGGTTACGGGGAACGGCCCCACGCTCTGTAGACACAACCGGCTGTCGGTGTCGATGTCTCCCTCGAACTCCACCATCGGCTCGTCGAAGTCGGTGTGGATCGTGCCCGCCACGACTGCGGATCCATTAACGAACTGCGGGAGCTTGTTCATGTTGGTGAAGTCGCGGCCCATATCGAGCCCATCGTGGTGAGTGGCGCCGAGGAGCAAGCCCGCCCTCTTGATCCGCTTCGGCCTCGAGAGAGCCGAGCCCGCAGCGGCCGACCATGCGAGCTTCACGCTCTTCCACTGGGCGGTGAAACTGAGGCCCGCGACGACTGTCGCGGCGGCGACGTCGAGGGTGATGTCACCTCCAGATGGCGTGTAAGTCTTGGGATCTCCATTGGCATCGGTGACGACGTTACCGTCAGCCCACACAACACAGGGCTCGCCATCAAGATGATCGAACCCGGAGTGGACGACGTTGCTTGCTATGTTGGAGTAGACGCAGCTGTCGGAGAGATAGCACTCGTTGTCGCCGTCGATCTTGTCCTGGGTAGCCCACTCCTCGACATAGCGTTTCACGCCGGCAGCAACAGTGCGCTTCACAAGGTAAAAAACCCTGTCCTCGCCGGCGTGAGGGAGAATGAAGACGTCCTCGATCACGCTCGGAGTTCCTGAGGTGCCGGTGTTCACCCGCGACCAAGAGATGAGATCCTCGGCCTTCTCGTAGGTGAGGATCGCCGCCGTGCCGTCCGTGAGGACAAGATGCACCCGCGTTTCTGGGTGATGCTGCACCGCCATCGCGACCACGCCTGAGCCATTGCGGAGGATCTTCGGATGCAGAAGGTTCAGGTCGGTCGTGTCGTAGAGCGAGGGTCCCCCCTCAGACGGCGAGATCTGATGCAGGCGCCACGTAGCCCGATCGATAAACAGCGCGGTCTTCCCCATGAGAGCCGCCGCGAAGTTAGCCTTGGACCCCACATCAGAAGCCTGCCAGACCGACCAGTCGGTAGGCGTCAGAGCGCCGATCTCCGAAGATGGGTGAGCGACGAGCTCCTGAGTTGCCGTTCCCATGATGAGATGGTCGAGAGCAATGGCAAAATGGATGTTGTCGACCGGCCCCTTGGCTATCGTTTTGATGACCGGGCCGCTGTCGGTGAGGTTCTCCTGGTCGAAGCCCTCGAAGTCATCACTCTCTGACCCCCAGGCCTGAGCACCCGCGAACCACCACAAACGACCCTGGAACAGGACCACAGCCGTGGGGAAGCCGCTGATGGCCGACCAGGCTCCCTCGGACCAGTTGGCCGTGTAGCCGGTGCCCCTGACCGCTCTGAGCACCTCAGCGGTGGCAGATGTGGCCGAAGCGACGGCGTCGATCTTGACCACACCGAAGTCACCGCCGAAAGCATACGCCCAGGTCAGCTGCGCGGCGCCGGAGGTGTACTGCCCGTCCACGAAACCAGCGCGGTACCAGGCGATGAGGTTGTCATCGAAGTCGACATTGGCGCTGGCGCCATCGGCGTTGGTGATGGCGACGTCGGCGGCCGCAGCGGCATCCTTCGGATAGTCGCCGAAGCCCTGATCAGGCCCGATGATCGATCGCTGGAACCGGATCTCGCCGGCCCAGGTTCCGGCCTCCGTCATCGTGAAGGCACGTTCGTTGTGGTAGTCGGCCTGGACACCAGCAACCCGGATCGGCTCGGTGAAGTACCCATCGCCGGAGACGTCCATGCGGAAGTTCTGGCCGTCATGGAACAACCGGAAGATCACGTTGTCATGGTCGCTCTGGAAGAAGTCGCCATCGGCCGTGACAGTCGCCCGACCGAAGCCCTGGTTGACCTTGAGTTGCACATCCGCAGTCTTGCCGACGAACGGTCCAGCTGGGTGCCTGTAGTCAACAAGCGACCAGGAGCGGAGGTTATCGCCGCGTCGCTCGATCCGCATCGGCCTCACGCCCTTGCAGGCGAGGAAGATGACATCGGCGCTCTGATCAAACTCGATGAGATCCAGATCCGCAGTGGCCCAGGGAGCAGTGATCTCCATAGCCCCCGCACTCGCCAGGGTGCAGCTCGTCACCCGACGCTCGGCGCCGTAGTTATCCTGGCACCGGAACAGGGGATAGAAGTTGCCGGCGGCGGGAGTGAACGACAGGCGATGGGATCCCTCGAGCAGCCGCGCCTCGGTAACGTACTCATCACCGCCGTCCGTGGATCCGCATCGGAAGGTCACAGGACCGTAGCCCTGCGGGATCTCGATCTCGAGGCAATGCTCGGTGTCAGCCGTACCCACCACGACTGTCTGCTTGACCTCGACCTTTCCACCCCGAGAGCCGGGCTGCATCAGCAGGCCTGAGCCACCATACGCAGCCGTGCCGTTGTTGCTGGATCCGCTGTGAACCCAGTCGCCTTGGTTGGCGAATGCAGGTTCGTCGATGTTGTTAGTGACGGTCGGCCAAACCACTGGCGTCAGGGTCGCCCCTTCCCACACACGCATCTTGGTGTTGGAGATCTCGATCGCCGCAACGTCGGTCACGCCGGCAACGAACTCAATGAACTTGGCGGCGTTGTTGCTGTCGGTAGCTCCCCGATAGATCATCCCCGGCCGCTTCGCCATTGGGCCAAGGGTCTCGGGAACGAAGTTGATCATCGTCTCTGCCGAGATGCGGATCCGGTCGACGTCTATCCGCGCCAACGCCTTTGGGGAAACTTCCCCCCGGTTGAGGGCCAGGATCTGGGGGCGTGAGGTGGGCATCTTACTGGTTCAGCCCTGAGCTACGGTCGTGGAGCTGGCGGTTGCCGAACCCTGATCCCCTCGACCGGACCAGCCGGCCTACCGGAAGATGTCTGTTGGGACCGTTCATCGCATCCTTCGAAAGCGCCTTCTTCAGAGCCTTCGGGATCCGTTTGTCGATCAGGTTGTTGACGGTCGCGGTGTCCACCCCGAGCTGGTCGGCAACAGCGCCGGCCAGCCGGAGTGAAACATAGTCCGCGTAGAGCATCGGCCACTTCGTCAGATCGCCGCCGTACAAACTGTCGTCGCTCACATACTTGGCATAGAGCGGATCGATGTCCGCGTACCAGGAGCCCACCTCGTCCTCGAAGCTCTCGAGCGCGGGCTCGAAGGTGTCCGAGGCTGAGAGGATGAAAGTGCGGCGCCAGTCAGTAGGCTTGGTGAACTGGTACTTGAAATTGTGGACCGTTGGTGTGCCGTCGCTGCTCTCCGAGGTCGTTCGGATAGCGTGGTTCCAGAACCCCTCCTCCAAGCACTCCAACAGGATGTCGTCGTAGACAGCCTCGATCTCATTGGCCCGACGTTCATCGTCAGTGGGGTCGGAGATCCTGGGGAGCGAAAGCGCGACGAGCGCCTTGTTGTAGAGCTTGAGATCGGTGGTACCCATCGGGCGTTCCCTTCGGTTTCAGAACTACGCGGCCTTCGGCAAGCCTATCCGCTTGCGGTGGTCATCGATCCAGAAGAGAGCGAGAACCTTCGTGCCGAACCCCGGCTTGATCGTGACGCCATCATCGCGGCGCACAACGTCGAACCTCTTGGCGTCGGCCTTCCACACGGTCTTGAACTCTGGGTCGGTGTCCTTCAGATCGACAGCGTTGCCTTCGAAGTACGAGACCGGCCCCATTTGCTCGACCTGCGTCCAGCCGGGGCCGGTCGCCATGACATAGACCTCGGCATAGAAAAGATGGCGCGGGTGACGGACCTCGATAACGGTCCCTGGTCCGAACGAGCGTTCACCGCCCATCGATACATTCGACCAGTAGTGCTTCTCCAGAACGTCATCGAACGATGCGGCGGACGGGATCACAGCCGCGAACCTCTTGAAGCCGTGCTCCGCCAACCGGAAGAGATCTCCGCCTTGCTGGCGGGGTCCGCGTTTACTTTTGTCTACACTCATTGGTGCCTCCTTCAGGAACCTGGTTGCAAAGGGCTCCGGGCAGTTTCCCGCCCGGAGCCATTGTCGGTTGTCAGGGTGCCTAGATGGCGCCGCTGACCGTAGCCCCGCTTCCAGCAGTGACAACGATCACTGAGTGGATGGTGAGGACGTACGCATTGTCCGTCTCAACGACGAAGACCACATCGCCCACTCGCATGCCGAGGAGATCCCCGTTTGTGAAGTAGAGCGAAGCATCAACGTCGGTCGCGACGTCCGTGCTCTGGTATCCCCAAAGCTGCATCCCTCGCCCAATGCCCGAAGACATCAGCGCAGGGGGGTTAGTTGTTGCATAAGTCAAAGTACTATCCCTCCTAGCTCAACTGATGCTCAGAGCCATCGTGCACCATTTGCACAATGCCCGAGTTCTGCAGGATGACCGCCTTCCGGTAGATGCTGGCGCGTGACCATGAGCTGTGCTGCTTCGGATCGTATCCGATCGCGATGCTCTCTTCGCCCATGTTGCAGGCAAAGCCGAGGGCATTCCTATGCCACATGTAGCAAAGCTCTGCGTTGGTCTGCTTACCGGAGATCTGGGATGTCATCATCCAGTTCACTCCGGCCCATCTCCACATCTTGCGGATGCCCCCGTTGAGGGCTTTGACCTCGACATAGTTTCCGTTGGTGTACTCGGTCGCCTGCAAGAGCCAACCTCTGAAAGACGGTGAGATCACCGCAAACAGGTTGTCCTCGTCTTCGACCGGAACATCATTGGCGCCGAGTTCGGCGATCACGGTTTGGATCATCGAGAGGGACGCTTTCGCAGTAGCCCCTGTATCGATGGTCGCGCCCGAAAGGACGCTCAGGATCTCGAGATCGATGTCACGGTTAATGACACTCATCGAGGCGTCCCGCATGATGGCCTTCTGATCACCCTGGGATGCGAAGATGTTGAAGTCGGTCAGCTCGTAGGGAGCGTGCTTCTCCACCAACGTCACAGGCACCTGGGTGTTGGATGCGGTACCATACGGGATCTGACCACCGACACCGCGCGTTACAGCGACATCGCCGCCGGAGCCCGCGACCAGGAACGTAGCCTGGTTGCCTGTGGTCATGCTTTCTTTGGTTGTCGCGTACCGAAGGATGGAGACTTTCTGTTCGAACTCGTCGACCATAGCCTGTCGGTAGATGACCTCCGCTGCTTCGACCATTTTCTTGGTCCCTTATAAAAGCAGGTAGTCTCGTGCCTCGTTTTCAGGTTGACCGGGGGCAAGCATCAGGGTTGACCGATCTCGCGATCGGCGCCGTCAACAAGTCCCAGGCGCTGTTCGTAGGCGGTTCATCCCGGCGCCGCGCGAGCGGGTTGACCGGGAAACTGGTTAGGCCGCTTTCTTGCGATCGTCGCGCTTGATCTTCGCGGCCATGAGACGCTCCTCTTCTTCCTGGAGCGGCTTGTTTGCGTTGTAGGCTGCGGCATCTGTCTGCCGTATCTTGCGGATCTCAGCAAGGCGATCGTCGAGCGCGCCGACGGTCTCACCGTCAGGGATCTCAGTGCCGGCCGGAAGGAGCTCCAGGCCGACGCGAGAGAAGAACTTCAACGCCGCCGTATCGCCACCGATCTTGCGACCGTTCTCCATCCGAGCGCCGAGGATCGCCTGCTCCATCGTTATCTCCTCGCCGGTGCCCTCGATCGTGATCTTCTCTTCGGTGCCGGAAAACATTTGGAAGATGGCGCCGATGTTCATATCACGATCAGCCCTCGTCCATTCCCCATCGAGCTCGGTCATCGACTTGCGGTAGTGCGCGTCGTCCTGCTCTTTGAGCTCCGTGCTCTCGGAGACCTCGAGGCCCTTGTACCACTGCACCAGGCCGGTGAGCTGCGCGTCGTTGAGACCCAGCTTGTGGCTGTCGGCCTTCAGGCTGTCGTAGATCGGCTTGTCGTCGTCGCCGAGCTCCATGCCCTCCGGCAGCGCGAGCTTGTACTCCTCGGCTGTTTCCGGGACGCCAGTAAGCGTACGCCACTTCTTGACGTCCTCATCGCTCGCACCCTCGCCGGGCCGAGCCATCGTCTGGGTGCCCTCCGAGATCTTCTTCTGGGCGTTGACCCAGGCCTCGTAGACACGCTGCGGGCTGTCCATCCGTTCGAGCTCGGTGAGCTGCTCGGCGGTAGCATCCTTGCCGGCCATGTCCTTCCGCCAGGTCTCGGACCACTGCAGGCCACCCTTGTCGGCAGCAGCGGCTGCGGCGGCGGTAGCATCAGCTGCCGTTTTGGCGGCGGCTATCTGCTCAGGCGTTTGACCGCCGGTGACTTTGTCGTCGACGACCGTTGTTTTGTCAGCACCCTTGTCGTCTTGGATGGTGCCAGTTCCTTCTCCACTTCCACTCATTCTTTCGCCCTCGCGTTTATCAGGTCTCTCATAATGCGGATGAGGCTCTGTCTCCCGACAAGATACCCCGTCACTCCATCGTCGCCGGGCCTGATGGGTTCCCGGTCGATCCCAGAAGCACGGACCAAGAAGTCGATCACGCGCTTCTGCTGCCCCTCGTTAGCCACGCCATCGGCGAGAGCCTTCAGGGCAAAAACATCCGCCTCGGTGAATACCGGTGGATCCGGCATGTTCTTCCACTCCGGCGGGGTTGGTTGCCTCCTCTGTCCTGGCATCTACTACGCAGCCTCCTGTGACTGGTCGGCGATCTGAGCTGCTTGAGCGAGGCCAGGTGCTGCCTGAGCAACCTTCTCCGCCGCTTCCATCTCAGCCGCCGCTTTCTCCTGCTCCCTGACCTGTGCCTTGATCTCGGCGAACTGCTTCGCGGAGCGCGTCCACCCAGCCGGGAGCTGCTTGCCGTCCAAGGCGTCAGTAGTTGCAACATCCCAGTTCACTTGGTGGACCTGAACCGGATCCACCTGAGCTGCGGCGCCGATCAATTCGACTGTCTCGAGGAACTTCTGCGCCTTGAGCTCGGAGGCCATATCTCGGAGCGGGTTGTCGAACTGGTACTGCAGCCGGTGACCTCGAAGGGTGGACGGGAAGTTCTCCTCGTCGCCGAAGGCCTTGACGATCCGCAGCACCTCAAAGCCACGGCTGAGAACCTTCGACTGGTAGTCGTCCTCCGCCGGAGCGAAGAGCGGGGTCGATGAGCGGATGTGCTCCTCGAGGATCTTGCGAACGTGGAACGCTGTCGGCATCTCGCCGCTGAAGTCTGGCAGGCGGATCTGGTTGAGGAAAAACCCTTGCTCAAGGATCGCGTCGTGACGGTCGGCGAGCTCGAACCCGATCGGTAGGTTGCGACCGCCGATGTCCAAAGGCCTCAGCGGATCGCCGCTGCGCTCGTCGTACTCTTCCTCGATGAAGCTAACGCCCCCGGAGTAGGCATTGATGTTGCCGGCCACCGCCTCGTCGACCGCGATCAGAGGCGGGTCAACCGCCTTCTCGCCAGCCTCGAGGAGCAGCCGTGTGATCGTCTGCAGGGTCCGCGCATCGGCGAGACCCGGCCCGGTGCACGGGCTCCAGCCGTATGGGCTGTCGTCGACGGTCTGCCAGCGTGGAATGACGTAGCGCATCCAGAGCTGCGGCATCTGCTCCATGACATGCTGGTTCTCAAGATCAACGATGATCCTGGTGTAAGGAGCGTTCGGGGTCTTCCGGCCCTTGGTCTCCTCGTAACCGTCTCGAGGCCGGATGATCTCGAAGCATTTGATCCTCCTCTCAGGATCCTTCGCTGCGGCCTTGATGATGGACGGATGCACCTTGCCGGGGAACATCTGGATCAAGGTTCGGATCCGAGGATCCCAGCGCCGGTAGACCGTGTCGGTCTCCCCGTACATGTTGTCAGACCAGGCGAAGTCCTTGATGTGCCGGTTCCTGAAGATCAGGCTCGGCTGGTCACGGCGGATATCGATGTCGACGATCGCCTGACCCAACGCCACCCAGTCATTGTCGGACTTCTTCATCGCCTTAACGAACTGAGCCGCCGGGTAGTAGAAGGCCCTCCGCTGGACGCCGGTCATGTACTCGAGGGCGAGCCGGTTGTCCTTGATCCTGTCGGCGTTCTCATCGACCAGATGAGCCTCGAACCACCCACCGCCGGTGTCGGGGCGCATCAACGCCTGGAACAGGTCGCCGAGCTCACGACGCTTCAGGATCGGCTGGGAGGTCATGTTGCCCTCCCACCAGTCACCGTCTTCCTGCGACGTAGTGAACTGCGCCCGCTCTGGGTAGAAGTTCTCGCAGATAGACTGCCAGTAACCTTCCAGGTTGGATCTCGCCGAGAACAGCGCCTGGCCGTTCTTGATCAGCTGCTGGATGCTCTCGTTGATGGGCATGAAGCTAGTCCCTTACTCTGCCAGTTCCCACGCGCTTCCGGCTTGGGTTCGATAGGATGGTCGACAGGCGCCCGCCAGACCGGGCCCTTGAGGCCAGCCGGAGACGCAGTCTCTCTCTCAGCACAGGGTCGTCGGGGTCTGCCATGCGCGTTGTTGAGTTGGGATCCCCCAAACCACCGGCGCCGCCTTCAGGATCTGTGATCCCATCCCCAGCGACGTCGTCTGATGCCGCCCCGCCGCTGTCGCTGCCGTTCTTCGCATCCCTTCGGGCGCGGATCCTGCTTACAAGTCCTGACATAGCTATCTCCGTTGCTTCTTGAACCTACTAAACCCGAGGATCACCTTCGGCCTTGTTTTGCCGCCCGTCCCTCGTCGCGCTTTTCGCCTGGCGAGCTTCTCTCCGTCTATCCAGGCCTGCACCACCGCATCGCCGTCATCGGGAGATCGGCCAATACGATCTTTGACTTTCTCTTTCGGCTCGACCTGGATCACCGCGACGTCCGGGATCAGCCGAGCTGCCGCCAGGTCACCCAGCAACATCTGGTCTGGCGGCAAGGCGATAATGGATCCACCGTCCTGGGTCGGATCCAGCGCCTCACGGAACCGCCAGTACGCCCACGCCCTCTTGTTGCGGAACAGCCTCTTGCCACCGCGCTCCGTCTCCTTGAGCTCCTGGAGCATGGACACCGAGCCGTTGAACTGAACGACGGGAACGCCAGCTTCCGACAACTGAGCCGCTGCCTCCGTCCCGTAACCGCCGCCGACGTCAATGACGACGCCTGCCCCATCGCGGAGCTCCGACACCGCCAGGCCAGCGACATGCTTACCGAGCGGGGTCTCCTTGCCAGGCCTCTTGATCAGAGGCGCATACCAACCACCGTGCCTCGGCGCGATCGACGTCACATCAGGACCACCCTGTGCCGGGTCGATCCCCATCGATGTCATGGCAGTCTCGCGACCGCCGTCAGGCCTCCATCGATCCTGAGCCTCAATGATCCACGCTGTCGGGATCACCTGCCAGGGATCGTCCTTGATGCCGACCGTGAAGTCGCCGTCCCGGATAGCCTCACGCAGACCTGCCGGCAGAGCTCCGAGCACCGACCCGTACCCAGCGTCCTCGAGGAACGGGTTGTCCTCGAGAGAGGCGGGGATGAAGGTTCTAGATCTCGGCGCCACCATTCGCTTGCCGTCGAAGACAGGCTCTGGGCCCGGCACCTCTTTGTCCTCACCATCGATCGTTGTGTACCAGCGCAGCTCCCCTGGCTTCGCTGGGTTCGGATGCTTCCGGTCGAGCCACGGCCCCCAGTACTTGATGACCCACAGGCCCTCGGCCGAGATCGGCGGGTTGCCCGTGCAGATCACTCGGCAGCGTTGGTCGGGATCCGCAGAACGGTTCCAGCCGACGATGAAGCGATACTGCGTTTCGGTGAAGTTGGTGATCTCATCGAACCCCTTCAGGTCGTGAGGCACACCCTGATAGTCCTTCTTGTCTTCCTCGTACTGACAGCCACCGAGCTGCACCAGGCGACCGTCGCGGAACTTCCACTCGCCGCCCTGGCCTCCCTGCTTCGCACCGACGATCTCGCCCATGCGCCGCTCGAGGGCCTTGACCTCCTTGTTCTTCCGCCGAAGCAGCAGCGAGTAGGTGTGCTCGGTGAGAGCTGTCCCGATCAGTAGATCGGTCTTCCCGCCACCACCCTCGCCGCCGTAGAAGAGCTCGTCGGCCTTGCACCAGAACGCCTCGGTCTGGGGCCCCGGAAGGGGCACCCAGGTTACGGTCTCGAGATCTCCGCCCATCTCCTTGAGCAGCTGGTTGAGCTCGTTGGGCTTAAGGCCGGCGACCATGCTCTCCAGAGCACGGAGGCCGTCTGCCTGTTCGTGTGCCTTAGACACCGATGATCGCATTCTTCTTGACCACCGAAGGAACCGGGACAACCGTACCGGGGTTCAGCTCGCCCTCGTACCCATCGCGAAGACGCTTCTGCAGCTGCGGGTGCTGGGCGCACCACATCTCGTCGTTGACCGGGATGAACCGGACGTCGCCGCCCAACACCACCGGCTTCACCTCTCCGGTGAGCTTATGCCGAACCTCCCCGACAAACGGCGTGACCTGCGGCGGGCCGAACATACAATGACGCTGCACACCCTCCTTGCTTGAGAGGTCACAGTTCACGCACATAAAAGGTCGGACGACCTTCGTTTGGACTTTCTCGTTCATTTGCGCTCCTCGCACGTTAAAGGGCGACTGAGTTGCCCCAGCCGCCCAGTTATCAACCAGCCCTTAGCGGAGCTGGAGGCACTTCACGAAGTCGACCTGCAGCGTCTCCGCAGCCTCAGTCGGCCCAGCCTTCACGCCGAAGACCAGGTGCATTGCAGCCAGCCCCGCGAGGGTGATGTTCTGGGGTGTCCCAGGAACCATCACGCCGCTGCCGGAGACCTCGTAGTACGGTGTGATGATCGAGGTGGTGGCCGTTCCGTCGAAGTAGAAGCCAACCCTCGTCCAGGTGTCGCTGACGATAGTCGCGTCAGCCGCGCTGGTTGCCTGGACAGTGGCGTTCGACGTCTCGAAGTTGAGCGTCAGCCCAGCCTCCGGCGTCTTCCAGATCAATGCCCCGTCGTACGAGGCGAGGGGGCCGAGCGCATTCGCCTGGAGCCCGCCGGTGGTCAGCGTATCAGTCAGACCGAACCACCAAGTACTCTCGTCCACGGTCGCCTCTGCGAGCTTGAACCGAGCCTCACACCACAGCTTCTTGCCGGCCGCGAAGAAGAAGCTCTCCGAGACAGACGACCACGCAACATGGTCATTGTCGGTGGCTGCGGTGACAATGTTGAGCACCCCGCCGGGGGCATCCTGGAACGCTGGTGTTCCGCCAGCGCCCGTTGTCTTCGTCCACGCATGCCGATCCGACAGGATGGCAGATGCCGGGTCCAGGAAGTCGTCGAAGATCTGGAAAGCATAGGCCGGATCGTAGTTGACCGGCGCGTACTGCCAGAGAGGGTCGTTGTTGGGGCCGAGCAGCTCACGAGGGCCGAGGCCTGCGTGACCGGTGAGAACCTCACCATTGTGTCCGAGACCGAAGTCTCTTCCCTGCATCGACTTGCCCATATCTTTGTG